GTCTATCTGTCCTTGTAAAGACCTAATCTCTGCTTTTATTGCAGCTACTCCTGATAGACTTATAGGTATTTCGATTGGTTGTTGTGCCATAACTATATTATGCTTTTAATACCTAGTGTTTAAATAATTATCCATCGGTTCAATGTGTTGGATGCTATAATAGTAATCGAGTCCAAATACAATGCTGTTTTAGTCAGTGCATCGTCTATATATCTACCATCGGGTGTAGTGATAGTGACCGCTGTACCATATGCAAAGTTCTTGATAAAAAACTTTTCATTAAAACCACTATCGTAGTATGGTAGTGTAATCGTGATACTAGGTGTTACTAGTGTACTTTTTATGACCACTACACCATGGTCGTTTAATGTCATGTCATAGTCTACATCGGTGTATATTACTTTTAGTGCTATACCTCCATCTGTAACTTTTAACGCTAGACCATCTGTAGATTCTAGTTCTATAGCTGCCTCGTTACTAGACCCTACATATAAGCTAGGTTTATCTGCGCTAGGTTTAAAGTCTTTATTGATATAGACATTACCTCTGTCTAGGTGTAACTCGTTGTTATCTAGGTTGTGGTTTCTGTCCCCAGTAAATAGCAAGTCTGCATTGGCAAAGTTTTCGAATGCTTGGTCTGCATCTATTCCGTTTATTGTCCGTGTTTGTAACGTAGGTGTAAATACTCCCGCCTCATCTACTGACCATCCACTACCTACTACTATACCACTTGCATTGCTACCTATTTGATTGCCTTGTCCGTATACGCTTACATTAGCCATACGACTCACAACACTAGCTTGTGACTCTCTCACATCACGCAATGACTCACCAATCAAAAAGTCATCCTCTCGTTTAACGAATCTTCGTGTTTTGAAAGGAGTGAACTTCAATGCTTCATCTACCGACAATAATTCCACTTGTGTTAGGTCAGGCTTGTTAGCATCGTAATCTATAACCTTGTTGATGTTCCACCATGAGTTATTAATTCTAATCTTATCGGATAGCTTCAATTTAGCTATGTCTACTGCATTTAATCTAAAGTAAGCAGTCAACATCTTACCCGAATTGATTTGTTCGATTGTGCGCCTCCAGTAAAGGTTGTATAGGTTGTTATTGGTTAGCTGTGAGTTATAAAAATACCTATCGCATACACCAAAGTTCAAATCGAAATGTGGGTCGCTAGGGTTGTCAAAGTGTGTCACCATAGGGTAACTACTTACCTCTTCGTAATAGTCATATGTGATAGATTGATTAGAATTGATAGTAACCGACTCAATTATTTTATAGGTCTCACATGGTTGTTCACCACCATCGTACAAGATACGTATGTTCGTGTTTGGTGCGATAAATGAAATAGCTGGTATATAACAGCCCCATGGATTTATGATAGTCGGAGTGGGGGAGAAAATAATCTCTTTTGTGTCTACATCTTTGATATACTCGTTATCAAAAGTGAATTCCAATTGTCCGTATACCTCATTCGTTGCATCCTTATATCCAACATTGGCTTGGTCTTTATCCTCTTTGTAGGTGAATAGTATTTTCTTGTTGGTTAACTCAGGTAGGAATCTAAGTTTTTGGTCTTTGTCTTTTGCTAGTTTAGCAGTCCAATCTACCTCTGTACCATCATCATAGTATTTATCCCTTTGAACCAAACGTAACACATTGCTATCTGTACCATCATTATCTACGTACAAGTTGTACATGGTCAAAATAGACTTGACAAAATCTTTCTGCTTTATCTTTTTTGGTATGTAGTCATTCATGGCTACCTCACCACCTACGACCAAAATCGTTTGGCTAGTAGTGACAGACATCTGTATGTCATAGTCAACAGCTACATTCACAATAGCATCTATACCAGTTGAACTATTCGTCTTTTTCCAGTACGACTTTTGACCAGTATATAGTCTAGGCATGTCAGCACCTAGTCTAAACTGCAAGATGTCACCAGCTTGACATCCACTTACCTCTACCTCTACTACTTGCTGACCATCAATAATGGTAGTCGTACCACTTGCTAATGTGTCGTTGTTATAGTAAAGTTTTTCCCCATTTAATGGTGTAGTGTATATGACATTCGATGTACTATTTTTGGTCACATAGAATTTAGGTCGAATGTAGTACGCTGGTCCTGAGAAACCATAACCCGATGTATCCTTAAGATATGCTGTACTCGTGTGTGTGTTATCTTGCATGTAAGAGTAATCAATGACAAATTTAAATGTCACCTTATCACCCGCATTTACGTTAAAAGGGAATTGATACTCACCCGTTGACATGTCCCAAATGGATTGAGGGTCATACTCATCGTCCCAACTTGTAAGAGGCTCACTCCATGCTGTTTGAAATCCATCACTAAAACCATCACTTACACCATTTACCGAGTTACTTGTAATGTTATACTCATCATAGTTAATGCTAGATAACTCTCCGTTATATGGAATAAGTAATTTATCAAAGTTGCATTGGCTTAACTCATCCCACACATAGCTATAACCCGCTTGTGCAAATATTCTGTCGAAATAAGTTTTTGCATAAATAGCTGGTTTGTAATCCTTTAAGAAAGTATCTTTCGAGTCTGTGTAGCCTAGTAGATACTTATAGTTATCAGCTTGTGTATTTGAAAATGTGGTAAATATATCTACCGCTGTGTATGTGTGGTCTAGGTCACTAAAATCTAAATCAGTTAATTCTAGGTTTGTTATCTTGGTGAAGAAATCACTTTTGCTGTCTATGATGGCTACCTCGTACTCTATCTGTTGGTCTAGCGCCTGAGTAGTTTGTTTCTTGACTACGTTTAAAAGTTGTATATAAGCATTGTCTACTATTACCTCGCCATCTTGCCATACTACACACGGGGTTAGTCTATTCACATCAAACGTACCCGCAGACACATTTACATCGTAGTAGTGATTAAGTAGGTTATGGTTGTTCCTAGTGTTGGCTAAAGTTATAGTCCGTGAAAATGTACCACCTTTTTTAGTCACATCTCGAATGTCACTAACCGCAAAATTTAACGGAAAAGGCTTGTTATCTTTTACATCTAGATAACCATCTTGTAATTGAATGCGTATGTTAGACATTTACTATGTTTTCGTTTGCCAATCTAATTGTGATTGTTTTTCTAAATAGGTTCTTGTTTCGTTGTTTCTCAATCTCGAATGATGAGTCTTGAATGATACAAGGAGTAAGCACATCGTTTTCAATGAAGAAAGTCCTAGGTGATGTAAGTAACTCCTCAAAGTAAATAGCCATAGCCTCGGTCATCCAATTAGTTGATAATTCATAGGTCTTGTCTACTTGTACTCCTGTTATTTGTTCACCTACATCTGTAGTCGAATAGAGCCAATCACCACCACTTACATAGCCATATATGTTCTTATTGTATGTCTGTCTTTGAATAGTACCTCTTTCGTATGATTTTAAGGTAAACGCAAATGTGTTGAATGCTCCCATCCTATCGATGAAACCAATGTAGTAGTCATTGATTGAGCATCGTCTGTCTATGTAAAACTTAAACGACTGACCAAACTTTTCATCACCTACTTGGTAGTTAGTAGGATAGATTTCATACCATTCAGTATCGGGTTTAATTAATGGTGCTGTACCCGACTCTACATATAAGTCGAGATTAGATGCGCCTAACGGCATGTAGGTAACGGTGTTCGTGTTTGGGATGTCCATTCGAAATATGTCACCATTGCTATTCTCTACAAACAACCCTTGTTGATATCCACCCGTTGAATTAATCATTAGTGCCGATAGCTGTTGGTCTTCACGTATATACATGCCATCATTAGGCATAGATGTCAATAGCTTAAAGTTGTTACTACTTGGTTGGTAGTCAACGTAATTATAGCTAGGAAAGTCTTTAAATGGCAATGCACCATTAAACACATATCTATTCAACATCGTAGTGATGTTTCTCGTAATCGTCTTTCTGCCATCTGCATATACAATTGTACCCGTAGTAAGTGATGCGTATGCTGACTTGTAAGGTAATGATATAGTAAACGATGTAGCACTTTGAACTGAAATAATATTATAAAGTCCATCTACATCTACTACGTTACTTCCTGATATGCTCACTTGGTCACCAGCACTAAAAGTGTTTGATGTTGTAGTGTTCAACCTTAGATACCCTCCGTTATCTACGGGTGTATTGATAGTATAACTCACTTGATACTCTTCGCCAACTTTCACATCGTACTTGTAAAAGCTATCTGTAGCATTTTGTCCACCCGTTGTACCATACTCTTCTGTATACGACATTTGACTAACTAATAGCCTTGATAGGTCGCATTCACCATAACCATCACCAAATCTTGGCAATATCTTAAATTCTTTCAATTTAGTTGCTGACCCCGATGGGTAAATGTCAAATACATATTTAAAACCTACTTGATTTTTATTGGTAGAATCCATGATATATTTCACAGGATTATAACCTGGTGTCCATAATTGTGGTGCTGCTATTGTTGTCTGTGCCATAACTATATTAGAATGATATGTATGAATCGTTTGTAAAGTACATCTCTTTGATAAATGTCACAGCATATCGAACAGCATCCATTGCATCGTCAAACATCTTGACAGGCTCATCTGTAATCATGTCACCTACTTTTTTGTACTTGTAGTTCTCGTATTCACGGATAATTCGCTTGTCATCTTTTGCGTACACCTTAAACGATTTCACATAGTCAATACCTTGCTTAACTACCTTGTTCGCATTGTTCACGTTATAACCAGCATTCTGCATTTCGGCAATTATTTCGGGTCTAGAGTAGTCTGCTAGTATGTCATCTGTTTGATTGATGTTTAAGGTCTTAAACTTTTCGATTAGTTCCGATGTGGTCAAATAAGACTCGTATATCACAGGCTCAATGTATATGTCATTGTCACAC